ACTCGTATGAAACACTGAAGGAAGGGTTCGATCGAATTTCAACGCGTGTCGTCGCTGGAGACGCAACGCCTTTAGTTGGTGACAGCTATGTCACGCTACTGGACGAGCTTGAAGCGAATAAGGTTAGTCCGCAGCTTGTTGCAACTGGATGGCCTGGACTTGATTCATTCATTGGTGGCTTCTCGCCCGGTGAGCTTGTTGTTGTCGCTGGCCCAAACGGTGGCGGCAAGTCTGTCTTCGCGTTAAACCTTGCAACGTATGCAGCCAAGCGTAACCGCGGCGTGCTTTATGTGACCCTTGAAATGGGTGAGCGAGATATTCAACGTCGGATGACCGCCAACTTTGCGGATGTAAACCTAACGGCACTTTACAACTCTCGATATACGTCTGATGACAGAAAGAGAATAGTTGAGGTAAGTAGCCAGTTCTCTCAGTTACCGATGGGAATCTGGGATCGATCGAATATCACTGTCGACAGTATCATTGAGCGAGCGGAAGCATATCGACAGCAAATGGATCTACGGATGATCGTGGTGGATTATCTTGGCTTAGTTAGTGTTCAGGATAAGAAGGCAAGCGAGTACGACAGGATAACATCAGTGGCTCGTCATCTGAAGATTATGGCTCGCGAGTTAAACGTAATCGTTGTGTCACCATGTCAATTGAACAAAGAGGGTTTAAAGAAGCCAACGCCGTCGCTTGACGACCTGAAGTCTTCAGGAGAGATCGCGGCGTCCGCTGATTTTGTATTCTTCCTTCGGATGGATGATGGAGATGGAGTAAAACCATCCGCCCCAATTAAGCTATTCGTGAAAAAGAATCGTCGTGGTCCAGAGGCAATGCTGACGCTGCAGTTCGATAAACCCTTTCAAAGAATCGTAGAGCAAGGGCCAGTCGATTGGGAATACGAAAATGGTTAAGGCTATTCCGTGGGTGTTTGATGGAATTCCATTTCGATCGAAGTTAGAAGCGAAGTGGTATCACACTCTAAGGCTTATGGGGTTGATGGTGGAGTCGGAACCTGAAGCGATTGAGGTAGAGACTTGTATCTACGATCATTCGACAGAAGTGTACCTACCAGACTTCTACGTATCTGGTGGGCAGGAGCACTTTAAGGGATGTTATGTCGAGATTAAACCATGGCTGCCGAGTGATGTTAAATACAAACAACACGACCTTGAGTCTGTACAAAAGGCAGTGTGTTTAGGTTACGAAGTTCCGACGTTGATTGTCGTAGGTTCTCCGAGGGCGTTCTTTGGTGTGTGCTGCAATGAGCGTCACGAAGGAAGCCCCGAAGGATATCGACTGGGATGGTATTTACAGGCTCTCGGTCCATGGTGTGAGTGTGGATGGTGCCCTGATGAAGGGGATGAACTAAAAGATCCGCGTGAGTTTACGGTTGATTGTGTTCTTCGTGGAGAAGTCTGGTGTCGCCTAAAGGCATCAGAGGTTCCAGAGCAGATCCCATTTCACGAACAGGTCGAAATCGACGTTCAGTGGAAAGGCCGAGAGTTGGGTCCTATTTCCGCAGGGTAAATCTTCAAAATTTGACACTCTTTTCAAATTGCCAATTACTTGACACAGTGTCAGGGATGGAGCTGCAGGATCAGTTTCGTGAGTTGGTTCGGCAGGTCGGAAACAACCATCAGACGGCACGGAAGGCAGGGATCAGCCGACGGGCATTGCTGAAGTGGCTATCTGGCGATAGCGACTTTGGTGCTCGAAACCTGCAGCGTCTGGCTTCAGCGTTGAAAATTAAACTCTCTTTCGAGGTGGATGATGATCAAAGCTCTCAAAGCCCTGCTGATTGTGGCACTGTTGCTGGCTGCGGTTCCGAGTGCTGCTAACGCCCAGTGCGGACTCGGCGGCTGCCGCGTGGGTTCTCGAGTCGGGAATGTGCTCCGTCATCGGCCCCGGCTTTTCCGTCCGTTCGGCTACCGCGTTCGACAACGAACCGTTGTGCGTGCTCGTGTCGCTCACACGGGGGATTTTGACCTTTCGTCCCGTGTGGTGGCAGCAAGGCCGGGCTGCACCTGTGGGCCATCGTGTGCGTGTGGTCCGTCGTGTGATTGTTCTTCTCATGCGGCTGCCGCCTCGCAGCAGCACACGCTGGCTCCACAGGTCACCCGTGAGATGTTACCGGCCGATGTGATCCCGCTGAGCACGGTCTACGAGCGAACGCGATCGGTGATGGTTCAGCCGCGTGCGATGGTGTGTGTCGGTGGCCAGTGTTTTCTCCAATAAGGGCAACAAAACCGTATGTCGCATTTCAACATCACGATCACTGGATTGACGGCTGTTGAAGCGGCTCAGCACCTTGTGCAGCTTGTCTCGCAAGGTCAACTCGGGAGCGAGCTGCAGAACGATCCGCAGTGCATAATCGATTGCGTCTACGTGATCGAGCGGTTTTTTTTGTTGAAGGGTCCGGGCCCATTTGGGGCTGTCACGGGAACCCCAGTAAACACGGAAGCACAGGTCATTCAAGAGTTCGAAACACTGAATCAACAGCTTCAATCGTCGCCGCCTGTGGCGACTGCAGCGGCACCCGGTGCGATTCCGCCATGGTTGATTCAGATTGCGATCCAAGCGTTTCTGGCGTGGCTAAATTCGCGTAAGACGCCCTGAAGCATGGCTGCCGGGGCACGGAGTTGATTAATTTCCAACGGAGGATCCTCTTGGGAATCGTAGGCACAACAACAAAATCACTCCGTGCCCTAGTTCTTTTCGCTGTGCTGCCTTGGTCAGCGTTTGGACTCGAAGTATCGCCGAAGAATCCTGTTCCGCCCTACACGCTCGTTCGAGTTCAAGTCGATCAAGGCGAACGCTGTTGGGTACTGAAACAAGACTTCTCACCGGTTGATCTTGAGTACACGAAATCCGGATTCTGTTTCGTTGGTCCGCCAGGGCGGTATGTCATCTTGGCGATGACACCTGACGGCCAGAACCAGGCGGTGGTTGAGATCGGCGGCAGTGGTCCAACACCCCCCGGGCCATTGCCGCCTGGTCCGACCCCACCAACACCAAACGACAAGTACGGTCTGGTTGCAATCTCGTCAGTGTCACGATCGAAGATCGGTAACGACGGTCGCCAGCACATCGGAGCGATAGCAGCGAACTTCTCAGCTGCAGCTGCGGCGATCAGGGCGGGTGCACTTCGCGATCGAACGACGGCGATGGCATCGTTGCAGGCTGCGAACAAAATCACGCTCGTTGATGGAAGCCTTGCATGGGCTTCGTGGAAGGCCTGGTCGAACGATGTTGGTTTTGCTTTTGATCGGTTGAACAGAGCTGGCAGCTTACCAACGGTGACCGAGTATGCCGAAGCTTTTGAGGACGTGAGTCGTGGGCTCATGGCAGGGGTTTGGTGATGAGCAGCGTCGCGACTCCACAATTTGGCTGGGCAGGAGCTTTCGAGGCACAACGTGCTTGGCAACAGATCGGTGATCAGTTCCCTGTCTTTCACATGTTCGGCCCACCGAAGGCACTGCAGAGAACGTGTGCGTGGGATCAATGGCCGGCTCTAAACTTCGACATCAACAAGACGATCCTCGTCAGACAAGAGACAGGCTGCTGCGTAAGTTTTGGCGCCGCAATTGCTGTTGTCTCGGTAATGATTGACGAGATAGTTCGACTTGGTGAATCCGAACGACTTCGCATTCCATTCCCACCGTACATGTACGGGACTTCACGACTGATGCCTGAAGGTGGAAACGGAAGGCTGCGTGGTGCTGGATCACTTGGTTCATGGATGGCGAATGTGATCGTGAAATACGGCGTTCTCGCTGCTGATGAGCCGAATGTTCCAGCATACTCAGGGCGATTGGCGGATCAGTGGGGCAACAACAAGTCTGGCTTCCAGCAATTCATCAAAGGTGCATCCGACCATACGATCCGCACAGCGGCACGCATTCGAACCATCGAGCAACTGGCCGATGCAGTAAACAATCACTATTACTGCACGATCGCATCGAATCGCGGCTACAGCATGCGGCTCAAGGATGACCGCGGAAAGAGTTGGTTTGTTGGTCGTGATACGTGGCCACACCAGATGTCAATTCTCGCCGTCGATACGCAGCCTGAGCTTTGCTTCTATCGTCGTCAGCAATGGGGTGAGATGGCCCACGGACCACAGCTTGACGGTCCAAACGGCGGTGGCTGGGTGACAGCTGACGTTTTGCGTCCAGAGCTTGAGAACGAAGATTGCGAGTGCTATGCGTTCTCAGGGCTGAACGGATTTCCAACCGACGAACAAAAACCAGAGCACCAGTTTATTTAGTCATGGCAATCACACACCAGATCACCGTCCAATTCACCGCGGGCAATAACCGTATCAGCAAGAGTATCAGCCAGAGCGTTGAAGCTGCATCGTGTCTGGATGTGTCAATCACTGACGGGCAGACGAACAAGGAATGTTCGTTCATTGCTGAGTCGACAGGGCTCAAGTCTTTTTTTATCTACTCAGATCAAGACGTCACGGTGAAGACGAACAGTTCTGGAAGTCCACAAGAAACATTCACGCTCGCTGCTAACAAACCGCAGTATTGGCAGACTGGCATGGGCACGACCCCGATCGCTGGTGATGTGACGAAGGTGTTTATCACCAATGCAAGTGGTGCAACAGCACGCGTTGAAATACAAGCAGGCTGGGATGGGACACCATGACATTTACCGATTGGCTTTTTGACCCGATTGTCCGCGAGTTGCGGCGTTTTTCGAAAAGGATGGGACGAATTATGGCTGATAATCTCCAACCACTGCTCGACAGATTGGACACCCAAAACACTGCGATTCGAGCTGCAGTTGATGGTATTAATGCACTCGACGCAACTCTTGAAGAAGTCCGCGACACTTTGCAGCACCAGCTGGAAACCGGTGGCGTGAACGAAGCGGCGAACGCTGCACTGACAGCGAAGCTCGACGAAGGTGACGCTGCGTTGGCTTCGATGGCTCAAGCGTTAATACGTGCTCAGGAAGACGACCCGAACCTTCCGCATCCGCATCCTGAACCAGAACCCCAACCGTAGCTGGCAACTCGTGGTTGTCAGTAGGGCCGGCCCTTGTTCCCTTAGGGCCGGTTTTAACCATGGAGTCGATTTGATGTTCAGTCGACGAGCACTATTGAAAGCGGCAGCGGCAATACCGGCAGTTGCCTTCCTGAGAAATCGCAATGGAAGCTCTGTCGTCAAGCACCCGTCGATGGGCTCGACGTTCGAGAGCGTTCACGCAATCACAAGCTTAGCTCCACCGATACCGGGCGACGACGCCGTGACAAAGGCGTATGTCGATGGATTGGAGCTTGAGGACGGAATGTGTTTTTTAGTGTGCGGGCAGTCTGAGTCGAGACTCAATGGAGTTTACAAGGTTTGACGATGGTCGGTTCATCAGGGCTTTCTAAGAACCCTTGGAATTTCGTCGACGACGACCTGAATCAGGTTCGCATGAGCCTGCTATCTCGTCTGGACGATGAAGACGGGGCCGTCGCACTCAAGGCCGCTCAGGAGATTCGTCTGATCGTTGAATGGATTTTCAAGCGGGACGATGCGGCCAAAGCGGCACAGGAGAAGAGAAGGCCACCACAGGACGGCGTGAAGTTAGTACCGCTCAAAGGTCTCCGATTTGCCGGATGATGATTTTACAACAGCCCAAGTATGTGAAGCACTTGGAGTCAAGCCGGCACTCGTGAAGCAGTGGCGTGACCAAGGCATGCCCGCGGTCCGCATCAAGAATTCCTACCACTACGACCCGTTCGCTGTTGAAAAGTGGCTGATCGATCAGGGGATTGCCACACGGGTCGAAGACGAAGAGGAGTTAGACGACGATACAAGCCCGATTTTCAAATCAAGAAGCGAGATTGCCGAAGTGTTCGGCGTATCAACTCGCAGTGTGGCAGCATGGCTTGAGGACCCGTCGTTTCCCGGCCGTGTGGGCGAGCGAGCGACGTCACGCGGCGGCTACTTTCCCGCACGAGCCATTGCACGGTGGCTACGGGCGAACGGGAAGAGAGCGGTCATCCCGCCCGGCCTGGTGGACGATGAACCGCAGCCGGAAGCCACGGGAGCGTCGATTAACCCACGCGACCGCCTGGCACGTATCCGGGGCGACAAGGCCGAACTGGAGCTGAACCGCCTGCAGGGTCAGTTGATCTCGGCCGAAGAAGTCAAAGCTTACTGCCAGCGTTGTTGGGCGTATGCCCAGTCGACGCTGAACGAGTTGCCGCATGTGGCACTCGCTGAGCTTCCGCACGATCTCGACGAGCGTGCAAAACGAGTCGTTTTTAACGTATCGCAGCGGGTGGTCAAAAATACGCTGCTCACAATTTCCGATTTACTGACGAACGATCCTGACGCTGAGAATGGTTAGTTTCGCACTCAAAGAGATCAGGCACGCTTGCGGTCAAGCATGCGTTCCGAGGGCTGAGACGGCTGTCTCGAATTGGTGTGAAAAGAATGTCCGACTTAACCCGCAGTGGGAAGCCGGGGCCGGTCGCTACGATCTTTCAGCCAACCCGTTTTGGAGACAGATCCTAGACGCCTTCAACGATCCTGAGGTGAGACGAATCACCATCATGAAAAGCACACAGGTAGGTGGAACGCTGACGCTGATTGCCGGCGTTCTAGCCCTATCGCAGATCGACCCGGCTCCGTCGATGATCGTCGGTCCTGACGAGACCTACACGACGGAAGTTCGTGATCGGACCTACGCCAACGGGGAAGAGTCGCCGGCGATCCGGGGCAACGTGCCGCCTGAGCGGATGCGGAACAGCCGGCACATCGACCTGGCAACCGCCCGTTGCTATCTGGCCTGGTCCGGTTCGCCGCAACGGCTCCGCGGCCGTGCCTGCAAGCGAGTCTTCCGCTCAGAGATCGACGTCTATAAGAAAGACTCAGGTACTCGCGGCGGCGACCCGCTCAAGGCATCGGCCGAACGCGTCAAGCGGTTTTATAACTCACTGATCTACGACGAGTCGTCCCCAGACGGTGAGCAGTCACCGATTGCGGAAGGCTACGACGCGGGCCACCGGGCGAAGTGGATTTGCAAATGCCCGGAGTGTGGTGAGCGTCAGGAACTTCGCTTCTTTCAGTTCAAGGACGGAAGGCATGCCGACTGTGCTGGGATCGGCGGCCTGAAGGACAGCGATGATAACTACGTCACGACGGAGACCGTAGAGAAGACAGCCCATTACATCTGCATCAACGGCTGCAGGATCGATCAGGACCGCAAGGACGAGCTAGTTGGTTCTGGTATGTGGGTTGCCGAAGGTCAGTCGATCGACAAGGAAGGCAACGTGACGGGCTATCCGTCGCGTGGTCGACGGCACCTGAGCTATCACATCTGGTCGATCCATTCACCAACAATATCGTTTGCTAAGATCGCAGTGGCGTTCCTTGAAGCACGTCGCGACGGCAAGCTTCGCGACTTCTTTCAAAACTGGTTAGGGCTGAGATATGAAACGAGAAAAAGGCTACCTGAGTGGAACATCCTGGGTAATCGACTTGCCGGCACCTACCGACGTGGTACTGTTCCAGGCCAATGTTGGTTTCTTACCGCTGGAGTCGACGTACAACTTGATGGATGCTACTACATCGTCCGCGGATGGGGCGACCAGTGCACCAGCTGGCTCGTTGAAGTTGGTTACCTTCAACGATACGAAACCGACGCGATCGACCCGAAAGAACTCTCGGAAGACGAACTTAACGAATACTTCCGGTCTGACCTGAAGCAAGTTTCCGATGCAGTTCTGAACCGTTACTTTCTCATTGCAGATGGCGAGCGAAACCCCTTAGGCAAGGATCGTCTGAAGCCCCTGTTGACGCTGATCGACACGGGCTATCGCACACGTGAAGTCCATGCGTTCGTGATGCAGCAAGACGAGCGTCGCGTCAAAGCCAGCCGTGGTGAGCACAAGATCAAGCCGCAAGAGCGATTCAAGGAAACGATCGTGGAGCGGCCGCAACGCGGCGGGCCTGCATACGGTTCACCACGTCGCGTATTGAATGTCTTCACGCCCCACTTCAAAGAAGCCATCTTTGAGAAGTTCACGCTGCCGGCAGGACAGCCGGGAAGCTGGAACTTCTATCACAACGTGGTTCAGACGTCGGCGGATTATCTCAGGCAGATCGGCAACGAGCGGCCGACTGAGATCACCGACAAGCAAACAGGACGTAAGCGAACGCTTTGGAAGCCACGACATGAGTCGTGGGGTAACCACTACGGTGACTGTGAAGTCTATGGCTTTGCAGCGGCTGAGTTTTTATTGACGGAGCTAGAAACGACATGGGACGCGAGCACATGGCAGAAGGCAACCAACGGCAGACGCCGTCAGAGAGAGCCGATGCCGACAGTGGCCGTAAGGGAATACCAGCTGTGAGCAAGAGCCAACCAAAGAGTTTTGACGCGGATGATCAAGCCCCGCAGACAAACCAGGGTCCGCCGCCTGAAGGTGTCGAAGTCGAATATGGCAGCATCACCTGGGCACCGATCTGTCCCTATTGCAAACGTGCAGAGCTTCCACCAGAGAAGCGTCAGCACGTTCGTTGTCTACAGACAAGGACAGAGCAGGCGATTGCCTATTACAAGTGCCCCACTGAAGGCTGCGAGTTTTCGATTGCACTTGCACGTCCATGGCGGCCAAAGCATTGGGGTATGATTCCGCAGCAGATTAACGTTGCAGCAAGGCCAGAGATGAAATGAAACACTTCACAAGCATACAAACAATACGATCGGTTGCTAAAGGAAGTTGGGGAAAGCCGTTTGAAAACGAAGCTGCAGCTGAGAGTGATATCGCCAATGATCCACAAAACATGACGGCATTCGCACTTCTATCACTCGTTAATCGAGCTGAGGAGTTTATTGCTACATTCTCTGATCACATACTAAGACAGCATTCGCGAGCAGTGAACGAATATTATTGCGAATCGCGTGGTCGTAAGTTGGATGAAATGTTTAAGAAGCATGGCCATGCACCTTGGGAGTTGGTTGAGTATTGGGACGACGATTACCAACGACGCATTGGTAACGCATTGCTATATCAAAGGACTGGTTGCGGAAGGGAGTATGATTACATCACATCGCGACCACCGCCCGGAACGGAACTACGTCGCATATACGACCGCTGGAAGAGAAGACGCGTTAAGCCAGTAAAGCCCGTCGAAGCCAACGGGAAACCAAAGCCTGAAGCTGATCTAACTGCCAAGATGAACAAGGCCTTTGCCGAAGCTATCCATCGCGGGCCATAAACCGTGGATCCACGGAATTTCTAAAAATCACCGTGGATCCAATTTTTCGTCACACTGTGACATTGCATCGGTCTGTTATCGTCGCACTATGGCGACGCCTGAAGAGACGATCGATGCTGTGATCTTGGATCCATCGACTCGACCTGTCGAGTTCCGCGAGAACGAAGATCACGCACGCTTCGAATCTCTCAAGGATCTTCTCGCCGCAAAGAAGATTGCGATTGATCTTGCCGAACGGGACGAAGCCAATTGCAAGTTCCGATCGATGTTCGGTGGCTAACGGATGCTGAGTTGGCTCGAAAAGCTGTTGAAAAAAAACGCGGTTAAGACCGCGAGCCCGGCCAGTGATATGGCTGGTGAGCAGGCATCGTCTGGGACATCGACGACCGGTGCTGCGGGTGACATAACCAGCCCGTACCCAGCCGCTCGTGTAACTCGGCTGAACTCTGCCTGGATCCCGCAGAACTACTCGGGCAACGAAGCGATCAAGCATTCGCTTAACATGCTCACGGCTCGCATCCGTGATCAGGTCCGCGGCGATAACGTGCTGGTGAAGGCCAAGGATGCTTTGACACGTTTGGTCATTGGCACCGGCGTCGCGGCCTACTCCGACGCCAGCTGCATGGAAGAAGACAACGAAGATCTGGTGTCGTTCGAGATCGAATCGGATACCTGGTTCAGCCGCTGGGCAACGGACGAGTTTGATGCCGAAGGCGAATTCGGCATGTACGAACAGCAGCGGACGGCGTTCGGCGATGAGGTTGAAGCCGGCAACGTGCTGTGGCTCAAGGTCATGGACCCGAACCCAACGCGTATCGTACCGCTCTGCTACCAGCTCCTTGAGTGGGAACAGATCGACACCGACCGCGACCGTGACGTCACTGTCAGCCGGACCAAGCGTGGCCAGATTTACAACCGGATCAGCAACGGGATTGAGTATGACGAACGGAATCGGAAGGTGGCGTTTTATGTTTTCGACGCTCACCCGTATGACAGCTCCACCGGATGGACGCCCGCTTCAACACGGATCCCAGCCGATCGAATCATCCACCAGTACACTCCGACTAGGCCCAGTGCAAAGCTTGGCGTCACATGGTTTGCGGCCCCGCTACGGACGGCCCACGACCTTGACCGATTCGTGGCAAATGAACTCACAACTCGGGCCTTGACGGCCCTGATGGGCGTCGCAGTCTTCTCCAGCGATCGCAACGCCAAGGTCTGCTTGGACGCAGAAGACGACGAAACGGGTGTCCCCAACTTCCAGCTCGGTTACCCATACGTGGGTGCCCTGAAGGCAGAAGACCGCGTCGAGATCATCGAGAGCAAGCACAGCACGGGCGACTCCGAGACGTTCCGGAACCTGCTAATGACGTTAGCAGCGATGGGCTGCAAGATCAGCGTGTCGACGTTGCTTGGTGACCCAAGCAAATCCAACATGGCGAGCATCAAAGCGGCCCACCATGAAGATGACGAGACGGTCGCCCCGATCCAGACCTGCTTTGCCAACCGCGTGGTCATCCCCATGCGTCGCGAGTTCACGGCCCAAGCGATTGCCTTAGGCCGGCTCCGCAGCGTGCGGGCACAAGACTACACCCGCCGTCCGTGGAAATACAACCAGTGTGCCTTGATCGCCAGTAACCGTGCGGACCTGGATAAGGACGACGGTGAAGCGTCGCTGGATCGACTGCGTTCGGGCCTGGCGACCTACCAGGACGAGTGTGCTCGCCGCGGAAAGCACTGGCGTCACAATCTGCGAAAGATGCAGGTCGTGAATGAGGAAGCTAAGCGTCTGGGGATCGTGCTTGACTGGTCCAAGGGCCAAGGCAACGCACCGATGCAGGCGACGAGCGTTGCTCAGGGAGCGATAGCCACCGATGAGTGAGCAGGTCAAAGACCATCGAATTCGCCACGTCGTGCGGTTCATCCTGAACGACTGCTGGCTGATCCTACCCGAGAAGCTGGAAGAGATTGTTGCCTTCCTGGAAGCACGGGCGATCGGGATCGACCTATCGGATCGGTTCGCTGACCGCGTTGCGGAATCGAATGAGCCGAAAATGCTGGACGGCGGTATTCAGCTGATCAACGTCGAGGGGACGTTGGCCCCCAAGATGAACATGATGACGCGTATGAGCGGCGGCACGAGCACTAATGTCCTAGCTCAGCAACTACGTGCCGCCGCTTCTAACGACTCGGTGAAGTCGGTCGTCCTGCAAATCGATTCACCCGGTGGTGCGGCGAGCGGAACACCCGAGGCAGCCGCGGCGGTTCGCGAGCTGGCCCAGCGAAAACGTGTGGTCGCCTCGGCATCCAACATGATGGCCAGCGGGGCTTATTGGCTCGGCTCCGCCGCAAGCGAAGTCTTTGCCAGTGAATCAACGCAGGTCGGTTCGGTCGGCGTTTACAACGTGCTGACCAACGTCACCGAAGCCGCTGAGAAGGACGGGATTAAATACACCGTCCTGCGAGCTGGCGACCTGAAGGCGGCTGGCATTCCTTACGAGACATTGACCGCAGAACGGAAGGCGTCGCTGCAAGGACGCGTCGACGCCATCTATCAGCAGTTTGTTGGCAGTGTTGCTGAGCAACGCAAGACGACGCCACAAGCGGTACTAGAGAAATTCGGTCAAGGAAACGTCTTCCTTGCCGGAGAGGCCAGCAATCGCGGCATGATCGATGGTGTCGCGACGTTTGAAGAAGTGATAGCTCAAGAGCAGGAACGTCTTGCGTCAAAGAGCACAAAGTTTTCCATCAGAGTGACGGAGAATCAGACTATGTCAACGAAGCTCAAAGCGGCACTGTATGCCCGCGGGCTTGTGGCGTCGCTCGATGTCGACGACGCGACTTGCTCCACGGTGCTCAACACCTACAAGGCGGCGATCGGCATGAGTGCCGATGCCACCGAAGATCAGGTGCTGGAACAGATCCTAACCAAGCAGAACAAGCCATCCACGACCACGGCACTAGCCGAAGGGTCGATCACGGCTACCAGCTCGATCCCGCTGCGTGACAAGGTGGCGGAAGAGCGGGAGCGTATCACCGACCTGCAGGCTCGCGGAAAGGCTTTGCGAGTCTCCGAAGAGTCGATTCAGGCTGCGGTCGACGGCGGGTTGACTGTCGGCGATGCCCTGACTGCCTGGACTCGTGACCTATCGAAGGCGAATCAGCCGGTGGTTGTCGCTGGTGAAGCCCAGCAGGATAAGTTCTACGCTGCCACCAGTGCCCTGCTGTGCGAACAGTACAGCGTTTGGACCGGCCCGCTGACGGAAGACGAGAGCACGGCGATTCGAAGCTACGGCGGCTCGCTGCGTAACAAGCGGTTCGTCGACTTGATCCGGATGGAGCGAGTGGCCAGCGGCCAACGAGCGATCGAAGGCGATGACCGTGCGGTCGCGACGGCCTACCTGGAGCAGGGCGGCACGATCCTGACTGCCGATGGTGGCGGGGATATGCACAGCTTGAACCGTCGCGGTGACCATGCCGACATGCTGTCTGGCCTGGTCAACAAGGCACTGGCTCGTGGTGCGATCGTCGCCGATACGAGCTTCCGTCAGTACTCGCGACGGATTGGTGACCTGGCCGACTTCAAGCCGCGTGCTTGGATCGACCATGGGATCTTCAATCGGCTCGACGCAATCCTTGAAGACGAGCAGATGAAGCAGCTCAAAATGCAATCCGAGCTGCAAACGTGGATCAAGGCCGATCGCTATGCCAACTGCGTTGGCCTGACCGAAGAGATGGTTGTCGACGACGACCTGAACGGGTTCACCGAAATGCTCAGCAGCATGAGCGGAGCGGCGGTGTTCACGATTCAGAATGCCGTGATAGGCTTGCTCGTTGCCAACCCATTGACCCTGGATGGCAACGCGTTCTTCAGCACGGCTCACGGCAACATCGTCACGGTTGGTGGCGTGCCGAGTGCGACCGAGCTTGACAAGATGCGGATTCTGCATCGCTTGAACAAGAGCTACGGCAGCGACGCTCCGATGGGTGCAACGCTCGACAAGGTGATTGTTCCGGCCACGCTGGAAAATGCAGCGTTGCAGACCTTGGCAACGGGTGTCGAAGTTAAGACGCCGGCAACCGACGCCACGATCAACACGTTCCGCGGCTCTGTGGGCGTGGTTGTTGACCCGTACTTGGATGCCTTCTCGACAGCGGCATGGTACTCAATCATCCCGCTCGAGCAAGGTGCTGGCTTGATCTACGCCTTCCAGCGTGGATTCGGCGAGCGTGGTCGACGCAATGAGTGGTACGACGCTTCCCGCAAGACTCGATACGTCGGCCTGGAAACTCGATTCGGCGTGGCTCTGGCCAACTGGCGTGCAATCGTGATGAACGACGGCACTCCGTAACACGGATTCACACACCTAGCTTAACACTTACACCGTAGTCAACTTTTCAGTAAGGATTTACACAATGCCTGGTGGACGTGAAACCATCAAATTCGTTTATGACTTTGCCGCAACCACTGAGTTGACCGGCATGTGGACGGATACTGCCGTCGCCACAGGTGCCGCAACGTTCGCTGAGAATTCTGGGCTTGGCGTCAAGCTTGTTGCACCGGCGGTCAATGACTCGGTTTATCTGCACTGGAACGGCAAGCTGTACTTCGATATCGATCAGCTGCTTGTCGTCGAATACCTATTCTCGTTCGAGAACGTCGCGGCGGATGCCAACACCGAAGTGATCTTCGGGATGGCATCGGCCTACAACGCCAACCCGGACTCCGTGGCCGCTTCAGCGTGGGCACTGACGAAGGCTGGCAAGTGGTATGGCGAATCGGACGACGGAACGACTGACGTCAACGACGAACCGGCCGGCATCACCTTCGCCAATGGCAAGTTGATGCGGGTTCGGATCGACTTCGCGACGGGAGTGCAGACCGTGTCGCCACCGAGCAAATCGAAGGGCGGCAAGGGTTCGATCCAGATGACAATGACCGATTCGCTCGGATGGCAACAGCATGCGAAGTTCAGCAAGCACCTTGACATGAGTGCCTACACCGGTGGTCTGCAGCCGTACTTTGGCTTGCGTCAGCCGACCGGCACAGGTACGGCCGTAGTCTGGGTGCAGAAGATCACGATCATCAGTCGTCCGCAGGAACCGTAAGCATTCGGGAAAGAGTTTAGTTGTGGCCAAGACGTTCAGGGAGTTGCTGACCAGCACGAAAGAGCTGTTCCACCTGAACGTCACCTACTACGCGGAACCCATCGTCTACGTTCCATTTGGCAGCGTGCCTGACACAGTGGACGAAGTCTTGGTGTCGAGCGAAGGCGAGATCATCATCTCGCAAGACGGTGAGGAGATTAACTTCGGCCTGGCGACCGATGGGGCCTTCATCCTGGTTGCTCAGGACGGAACGACGGTGATCACGCAAGACGAGCTAAACACGATTGGCGTGGGTGATCTGGTCATCAGGACCATCAACGTCCACATCGTCGAGGAAGAGTCACTTGAGTTTGAAGGGGAAGACACGGAAGACCGAGTCAGGCAGATCAAGGTAAAGACGCTGAAGAATTCTATCAAAGGAATCCTAAGGCCATGCATCGGGGATCAGCTGATTCGGTTGCCGCAGTACGACGAAGATCAGAACCCGTACACGTACCAAGGCGAGCATTCGCTGGAATCGATTGACAGCTGGCGGTTGACATTTGAACGGAAGCGACGTGATGCACAAGGGTTTCGTTGATGGCCTTCGAGGGACCGATTTCCGAAGCAATGGAATTGCTAGAAGCGGCCGTCCTTGCGTCCGACACGTTTGTCAACCAGTGCAGCTTGGACGGACTCGATCCAACGGAGCAAGTTTTTTTTCATTCGCTGCGGCCTGAGTTTGAATCCAACGTCATTAGGCCAACGCCCATTCAACGACCGTTTGTACTGATCAAGGCAGAAGGATTTCGGCTGGTTCGCAACTTTGACAACTGCTTTGATCCGATGTCGACCCCAAGGATCCACATTCAAGACAAATACCGCGGCGAGAACTTCAGAGAGAGCACGATTGAGTTTTCAAACTTCATCGGAAAACTGCTAACAGACATTTGGAAGTACGGACAAACGAACACGGCCCTGGCAATCAAGCAGTTCATTCAGACCACGGACCCGACAGCGACAAGACGAACGGAGCATGGAACTGATTACACGTTTTGGTTTGCGGAGTACGACGTGCAGTCAGGATATGAAGCACAGACGAGCGAATAGTGCCGATTTTTTTCCACGTCAATTACGAAGGGGTGAGCCTGCTGGCATTTCAGCAGGGACTGAGCAGGAGATCCCGAGACGAAGCGATCAAGTACGCCATGTTTCGCGTTGCGATGTTTTGGCATCGGTTCATCCTGCCGAAGCACTTTGAACGTGGGGCGAAGCGGAGATACAAGCATCAGCAAAGAAAACGAAAGTACTCCCGGATCAAGGAAGACTTCGCCCGCGGCATCCCGTATAAGGGCGAACTTCCAACGGTGGTCAAGGGCGGTACGGTCGATATTGCGTTTGGCGGATCAACAGAAGGCAAAGCAAGGGCATCCAAGGCGATCAAGGTCACCACAAGCGGATTCAAGATACGAATGCGGGTGCCGCGTTATATCGTCATGCGGCGACGTGGTAATTACCCCAACATGAAAGCGGAGTTGTCCAGGATCACAAGAGAGGAAGCCAGAGCACTCACCAAGATATTTGCCAGAGACTACATCCGATACATCAGGTCCCAAAGAATTTCCCAACAGATAGCGGCCTAACATGGCTCTAGATAACATCCACTATCCGCACGCGATCCGGTTGCCAAATCCTGAGATTGTGCACTTGACCGCTGTCAACCCGGATCGTGGTTACAACGTGGTCACCGAATCGGCAGCCGGCGAAGCGGTGCCGTGCTTTGTCGGTGTCGGGTCGATCGCTCCGGTGCTGACCTTCACCAGCCGGCAGCTGAAGTCGATCCTGGATGTGCTGACGGTCCAGAGCCTGTTGCGTGATCTCTCGGGTGACACGGTCGATCTCTGGTATCGAGCCGGCCGGCCGATGGACATCCGCGAAGAGAACGGCGTCGCCAAGCACATTGTCGCCCGCTTGGCTACCAGTGCGATGCTTTACTGGAATCAGATTCGGGTTACCCAAGGCTCGATTGCTGAGATCGATTGCAGCATGCCGACCGCTAAGCGGACGATTGCTGACCCGATGGTGTGGCTCGGCAGTCAGACGCTGCCCACAGTCTCAGGCTGCCAGCGGATCTACGGCATGGGCCCTGTGCGGCTCAACGGGACGCTGCTCACTGGCGTCACGGGATGGACGATGACGAGCAACGTGCAGCTGGAGCAGATTTCAGCGGACGGCGACAAGTTCCTAACCTATCTGGGCGTCAACAACTTCCACCCGCAAGTACAGCTGAACTCGGCAAACTTGAACGAGATCGTAGCGTCGAGCAATGGCGGCGACGCGTTCAATACGCTCGATCTCTATCTGCAGCGAATGGTTTCAACCGATGTGTTTGACAGCCCGACTGCAACCACCCACATACGAGTCACGTTGTTCGGCGGGTTGAGAACAGTTCCTGGTGCGACAGGAAGCCCGGCAACGGTCTCCCCCATGTTTTACTCAGTCAAGTCGTCAAGCTTCCCGACGCACTCGTTCAATACGGCGATCAATATCAGTTAGGTGGTCCTATGTCGATGACGCAATCGGTATCGATCGAAGCCCAGATGGACGGCGTGACCCGGATCTCTGCGGCGTTCACTGAAACGCTGGGCAGTCTGATGGATCTCGACGAGACGGTGGCGACCGGGCAGACCGACAAGGAACTGGTGTGCCGCGTTGAGACGAGCGGACTACGTATCTTCGCGATCAACTCAGACCAAGACGTCACAGTCAAAACAAATTCGTCAGGAAGTCCAAACGAAACCTGGACTCTCAAGAGAAACAAACCGCTGGTCTGGGCCAACAACATGGGACTTGGATTTCCGTTGCTGGCTGATCTCACCAGTATCTTCGTGACCAATGCCAGCGGGAGCACGGCACGCATTCAAGTTATGACCGGACGGACACCCACCACGTAAGCGAATAAGCCATGGCAGTCACTTCAAGTATCAATTACCGAATCAGCGACGGCGTCACGTCGATCGTCGTTACAGCCTCTGAGTCTGTGGGGGCGACGGTAACGGTCGATGAATCGGTTGCCACGGGCGAAACCAATAAGCAGGTAACGGCTTCGGTCCCAAGCAGCGGACTCAAGACGTTCACCATCACTAGCGACCAGGACGTGACCATTAAGACCAACTCGTCAGGCAGCCCCCAAGAGACGTTCACGATCAAGGCCAACAAGCCATTGGCGTGGATTACTGGTGGTGGTGGCGGTCAGGCAAGTCCCATTGCAGGGCCAGTGACGGCTCTGTTTGTTACCAACTCGTCAGGCTCGGCTGCGAGGATCCAGCTGCTTGCTGGTTATGATCCGACACCGTAATCCGAGAAAGGCTACGTATGACCATTGATCACATTTTACTAACAGCAAGGAACGTCCTTGCACAAGCAGCGAACATCGACCGCAACACAGCCAACGCCTACATCCAGCGTGCCGATAGGAAACTGCTCGAGAAGATTGCCGCGGCGGCCCCTGAAGAAGCGGCCCGGCTTGCCCTGAAGATCATGCCACCCAACGACCTGGTGGAGGCTCCACCTGAGGAAGCCCATCCGGTCAAGAAAACGAACAAGCGAGAGGCCAGATTGGAGACGGAAGACTCGCCGGCCTCGAACATGGAGTAACGCGTTGCCAGCCGGCTCTTTTTCGTTTGCAACGAGCATTTGCTGGTAATCGTGGGCGGCTGGCCTCAAAACCAGCCGCTTTTTTTATATGGGAGTGATTTGTGAAGGTCGGGTTTTTCTACTTTCTGCCGTGTGAATTGAAGTTTGCGGTCGATGAGTCAGCCGGCACGATCAACGTCGATGCGATCGACTCCAAGTTTCACCTAGGTTATGCGTTCCAAGATCGCTCTGGGGTTCCTGATCAGACCTGCTTCCATTACGGCAACGGCCCTAACGGCAGCATGGGAACGTTTCTCTATCCCAAGCCGGACGGGGAATCGGATATCCCCAATTTCTTCGATGCCTCGCACAGGCAGAAGTGGATCCGACATCGCGGAGCGTATATCGGACGGGACATCGGTCATCCATGTCCAGGACCCGACGAACTGATCCGGAACGCAAACGAAGCAACCGGGATCCCGGTAATCGACCAGTTCAACAGGAGCTGGATCATTCCCGTGATCAGGGCACGGGATCCATCACGCTACTGTCTTCCGATGGAATACTGCTTTGACGAAGATGGGCAGGTTTACACGCGTCGTCGATCCCGCGACGAGAAGATTTGGGACCTGTCCGGAATACTCCAGGACCATCTAAGCAAGAAGCATGTGCTCAGCGATTCCGATCTCACGATCCGCCTGGCACAAGTGCTTGGCATCTATTACCGACTGAGCACGGCTGAACTGGCGATGATGGTCGAGTCCGATGTTAATCCGATTGTCACCCAGTTTGCCGCCAATGTGATTGCGGTGGTTCTCGACTTCCGCACTTGGAACGAGTTCATCGAAGAACAGAAGGATGATCCGGAAAAAAAAAGCGAAGAACTAGAAGTTCAAGACTCACCGAATGTCTCGCATGGTGTGCAGGCAGAAGACCACACTATGAGCCCAGTCGGTGCGACCTAGAGATCCTGAGAGTAGTTAGCCAGCTATGAGCGGCGACGCCAATCTTGTCATCACCGGCATAGGTCGATTTGAAAAGCTGAATTCGGCATACGATTCAGTGATCAAAGAGAACGTACGCCTACAGGACGCGTTGCGAAAGGTCGAGCAGCAGTCAGGACGTGTTGACAAATCGCAGGAAGCGATGGCCAACGCCATGACCAAGCGTGTCGCCCAGATGGTCACTGGGTACATGGGGCTATCTAAGGCCATCGAGCTGGCCAATCGGGCATTTGAGAAGCAGCTGGAGTTGCAACAGCGGGCCGGCAATCTGACGACGAGCTTGGCGGATGCTCAGGCTCAGCTCAATAACCAGATGTCCCCGAACGCCACGCTTGCCCAATTCCGCCAGATGGCGGCGATGGGGCAAGCTGCCGGTGTTCGTACGGGTCTTGGCGAAGCGATGGGCGTTCAGATGCTCGCCAAGATTGTTGGCTCGACGTCTGGGGGATGGACACCTGACCGTATGCAGGCTGCGGTGCAGATGATGGAAGCTGGGGCACCACTGTTTCGTGGGCCGCAGGTGTCGGAACTTGGCCGGTTCGGCGGTGCGGCTCTTGCAATGCAGCGTGGTATTCCAGGTCTGTCAGCTCAGCAAGCGATCGGAATGCTGGGAGCTGGTCTTGGTCAGTCGGTCGTGGAATCGATCTCGGAGATTCAGAACTTAGTTCCACCAGCGATTACCGCTCAGCAGCGATTCAAGAAGGTGGATCCACTAACCGCTTCAATTGAAGGCTTGGCAATTGGTGGTGCGATCAGCCAGCGGCTGTTCGACCCAACTGGGCAACGTTCAGCCTACGCAGCGTCTGCCTTGATCTCAACCATCGCAGAGCAAGCCCCTGAGCTACTTAACCGCGGCCTTTCGCCGATGCAAGTGCTCGACGAACTGCAGAAGCCAGAGAACAAGGCCCTGCAGCGGCGGGTTCAAGAAAACTTGCAGGGCTATTTGATCAGCAAGGCATCCCAGTACGAATTTACGACGGGCGATGTCAGCTCGATCATGGCCAAGGAAATGATTCCCCAGATGCGTCCAGGTCCGCAGGACGTCCAGAACTGGATTGACAGGGCTTCCATCGGGACCCCTGAGATTCAGACCGCAACACAACTGAGACAAGCTGGGGCTAGGCAGGAAGCAGCCATCAGGACAATGGGCGGGCCGACTGAAGCGGTTCGTCGATTCCTATTTGGCGGCGAGACGGATGAAGGTCGGTATGCCCCCGG